TAGTTTCTTTAGGAGCTTCTAAAACTCTATTAGGTAATTCTAAAAAAGAAATTTTAGATTGTCATTGAGTTATAAGGTCCGATGCTACCGCAATTTGAGATCAACCGACATATTTTTTTGAATTAAAAATAGCCAGTTCTTCTTTAGTTGGATATCCCATTTTCGAAAGGACCTTGATAAAAGGTAAATTAATAGACTTCTTGTCTACAGTAAAAATACTGTAATAACAATTATCTATTAATAAAAATCGTATCCAAGGATAGTTTTCTGCAGGGTCATGAATAACCCCGAAGTACTTATCCAAAAGATCAAACAACGGTTCATTAGATAAATGAAGTATTCCTTGACCTTCAGATCAAGAAATATCTCATCCATTTAAGATCAGTTGAACGATTTTCTTTTGTCCTTCATCAATTTCTTTAAGTCAGATTCTGTCACGAATTGCATGTAATTCTTTTACAAGTAATTCACCAACAACCTCTAACATATATTTGAAATTGGGATACGCGGTATGATCTACTTTCGGTAATCCTGTTAAGATCATATGTTTAGTAAAAGAAGCCATTCGATGCATATCGAAAGACTTAAATATTAAACTAGTATCTGTAATAATAGGATTTCCCAAATGTAGTGTTCTTAGCATGTTCTCTAAACTCATACCGCTTTTCATAGCGTATGTAGTATAAAGAGAAACCAAAGCCAGAATATCATTAAAAGGTCTAGTATCGAAAGATTTCTCTTTCATTACTGTATGAAATACAGACATTGCTTTATTTCCAAGGAACTCACGTTCTTTAAGAAATAATCCAATAGTTGTATTAATACGACCCAATAATGTATCTTGAGATAAAAATTGTTTCCAAGTAAATGGAGAAACTTCTTTCCCATTTACAGCAATTCGTTTTACGAATTCAGTAACAATTCCTTTCTCAGAGACAACTGACTTTGAAGTATTGATAGGAACCCCAATGAGATTCATAGTATTTAAATATTCTTTTGCAAGTTCTTTAGAGAAGATAACTATATCATCTCCAACGATCTCGTAAAGAGTACATCATCCTATGAAGCCTAATCTATAAGAGCAATATTGCATTATCATATGATGTGTTAATGCCAACATTGTTCAAGAAGATTTAGCACCCATTGGTTGACCAACAGCATATTTTAATGATTGAGATTCATTTTCCTCTTTATTAAAAAAAGAATAATGTCTCCCAACCAATAAAGTAGATCATGCTTCTGCAAATTCTTTAGAGAATAAAGATGATAAAATCTTTATTTGCAAAGAAAGAGGAAGACGATCAGTTGCTGCCGAAAGATCATATCCATAACAGCATCCATATTGAATGCTCTTTTGGACAGCTCTTTCGAAAGCAATACCATGATCTTTAGAACCATCATTAGGAATCTGATTTAACAGATTCATAAGATAGTTATGAAGACTATGACATGCTGTTTGTGTTCAACTATCAACCATAGCAAAAACA